ACCCCAATGAGCCAAGCATGGATTACTGGCGTGACATTTCAAAGGCTTGGAGAATCTCTCCTGCACAGGCTAAAAAGTCTCGTTGCGGTAACTGCGCTGCTTTTATCCAAACCCCTAAGATGCTTGCTTGCATTGAATCTGGTCTTGAGATGAACGGCACAGAGATGGATGCTTGGGAAGTCATTGACGCTGGCGACTTAGGCTATTGCGAAGTGTTTGATTTTAAGTGTGCTTCCAAGAGAACTTGTGAGGCATGGATTAGTGGTGGGCCAATAACCGAGGAAGAATATGATGGGAACGACAAATCAGCAAGCGATGGAAATGATGCAGAAACTTATGCAGAAGAAGACTAAGCCCATGCCTGTCAGGGGTGAGCGTACTGCAAAGAACAAAGCAAAGAAGCCAAAAAAATGATGGGCTTGTACGCAAATATCGCTGCAAAGAAGAAGCGTATAGAGGCGCAGAAAGCAGCAGGGAAGACCCCAGAGCGTATGCGTAAGGTAGGTAGCAAGGGTGCGCCTACTGCTGATGCTTTTAAACAAGCAGCTAAGACTGCTAAAAAGAAGTGATTAAGCGTGGGTCAGAGCAGTTTTCTGGCTATAACAAGCCCAAAGCTACTCCTAGCCATCCCACTAAGTCTCATGCTGTTTTAGCGAAGTCTGGTGAGGATGTAAAACTTATTCGCTTTGGTCAACAAGGGGCTAAAGGCTCACCTGATGGCACGAAGCGTAACGAAGCGTTCAAGGCTCGTCACGCAGAGAATATTGCCAAGGGTAAGATGAGTGCAGCGTATTGGGCTAACAAGGTTAAATGGTGACTAACATGAAAATGACAAAAGCTGGTCAGAAAAAAGTTGGCAAAGTAATGGGTGAGTACAAAGAAGGTACTCTACACTCAGGTAAAGGCGGTAAAGTGGTTTCCAACCCTAAGCAAGCAGTTGCCATTGCTCTTAGTTCTGCTAAAAAAGTAATGAAGAAAAAAGGCAAGTGATATACTAACTCTACTCGTTGTGAGTAGATACTAACTTGACCAACCCTAGAGGAGTCAAACAAAATGATTGAAAAACAATCAAACATTTCATATCGTGGTGGCGCACGAGAAGGCGCAGGAAGACCGAAGGGAAGTCTTGATAAGGGCAATGCTGTTCTTAGAGAGATGATACTGGAGGCACTAGAGGGCGCAGGTGGCGTTGCTTATCTCGTAGAGAAGGCAGAGACACACCCACAGGCTTTCATGGGACTAATCGGTAGGGTCTTACCACTCCAAGTAACTGGAGAAGAAGGTAAAGACATTCAGATAAGCGTCCAATGGCAGAAGTAATCGAGATAGCTTACAAACCCAGAGAACAACAACTTGCTATCCATAAACTGATGGACAGTAAGCGTTTTGGCGTTGTTGTTGCTCATAGGCGCATGGGTAAAACAGTCTCTGCGATTAACCACTTAATCAAGGATGCTTTGCTTAACCAAAAGGAAGCCCCTAGATACGCCTACATAGCCCCTACATACGGACAAGCTAAGAGGGTGGCATGGGACTACCTTGTGAAGTATGCAGAGCCTCTGGGTGGCACTAGCAATATCTCAGAACTGAGGGTGGACTTCTGGGGTAGGCGAATCCAGTTGTTTGGCTCAGACAATCCAGAAACTTTACGAGGTCAATATTTCGATGGGGTAATCCTAGACGAGATTGGTGACCAGAACCCTAAGATATGGACAGATATTGTTAGACCTGCACTAGCTGACAGGAAGGGATGGTGTCTCTTTATTGGTACGCCTAAAGGACACAACCACTTCAAGGAACTGCGAGACAGGGCTGAGAAAGAGGATGGATGGGGATTGCTAGAGTTCAAAGCCTCAGAGACAGGGGTAGTGGATGAAACAGAACTAAAGGCTGCTAAGAATGAGATGGGCGAGGATAAATACCGCCAAGAGTTTGAGTGTAGCTTTGACGCTGCTGTAGAAGGTTCTTACTATGGGCAAATGCTGAACGAATTAGAAGAAAAAAAGCATATGCAAGAGATTCCCAGAGAGGAACTAAGCAGAACTTTTACTGCTTGGGACTTGGGTATGGGTGACTCTACGTCTATCTGGGTGGCTCAACTGGTAGGTACTGAGGTCAGATTACTGGACTACTATGAGAATCATGGGGTAGGACTAGACCACTATGTGAAGTGGATTAAAGATAACGATTACGCCAAAGCAGAGCATATTCTGCCCCATGACGTAAGGGTCAGAGAGTTAGGCACAGGTAAGAGCCGACTAGAGATGCTTGAAGACTCAGGGTTAGAAGTCAAGATTGCACCAAGGATGGGGCTAGACGATGGAATCCAAGCTGTAAGAAGGTTGCTTCCTAGATGCTGGTTTAATGTACCCAAAGTGCAGAATGGCTTAAACTGCCTGAGAAACTACCGCAGAGACTACGATGAGAAGCGTAAGATATTCTATGAAAGACCACTACACGATTGGTCTAGTCATGGCTCTGATTCTTTCCGTTACTTAGCCCTTGGATTGGATGAAGGACATTCAACATGGTCTAAGCCTATTAACCAAACTCCGAAGTGGATTGTCTAATGTATGTATCAATGCAGGGTGTAAATTTAGCACCTAAAGTAAAAGAACTTGAAAAGCGTATCGAAATGCTTGAAAATATGGTAAAAGAGTTACAATTGGATAAACCCCGAATGGGACGCCCTCCAAAGGACAAGCATGGCACAGAACGAGTTAATGTCGATAATCCAAGCAGAGATTGACGATGCAATTGGATTTATTGAAAGCGAAACTGTTGAACAACGCAAACAGGCTCTGGAGGCTTATCTACGACAGCCATATGGTAATGAGGTTGAGGGTAAGTCTCAAATCGTTACTGGAGAAGTGGCAGAAGCGATAGATGGTGCGCTACCTAGCTTAGTTCGTATCTTTACAGGCTCAGACAATATCGTAGTCTTTGAGCCACAAGGCCCAAAAGATGAAGCCTCTGCCAAGCAAGCTACTGATTACTGCAATTGGGTATTCAACAGGGATAACGCTGGTGTAGCTATTCTGCATGATTGGTTCAAAGATGCCTTGATGCAGAAGAACGGCATTGTTAAGGCGTATTGGGAAGATAAAGAAGACGTTACCAAAGAGCGTTACTTTGACTTGTCTAACGATGAGTTAGCAATGCTGATGAGTGATGAGACTATGGAGATTGTCGAGCAAGATACGACAGAGTTTCCAATTATTGACCCAATGGGTCAGCCAGTTATAGACCCTATGGGTATGCCTGTGATGAGTGCTACACACAATGTTGTGGTGCAACAAAAGAAGAAATCAGGCAAGGTAACGATTGAGAACGTACCCCCAGAAGAATTCCTGATTAGCAAAAAGGCTCGTACTATTGCTGATAGCCCATTCGTAGCCCACAGACAGATGTTGACTCGTAGCACCTTGGTAGCTATGGGCTTTAACAAGAAGCAGATTGAAGGCTTACAGATGGGTGATGCTTTGGCGTACACACCAGAGCGAGTGGCTCGTTACTCTGCTGGTGAACAACCTTACCAAGTTCAGACAGATGACCCCTCAATGCAAGAGATTGAAGTCTTTGAGTGTTATGTCAAAACTGATATAGATGGCAAAGGCATTGCTTCATTGGTTCAAGTGTTCTACGCTTCAAACGAAATTCTTGAAGACGAAAAAGGTAAGGAAATGGTTGAGGAAGTGGACTATGTTCCTTTCCACTCAATCTGTCCTATCCCAATTCCGCACAAGTTCTTTGGTAACTCGTTAGCTGACAGAACAGTTGACCTACAGTTAATCAAGACCACTATCACTCGTCAGATGTTGGATAACTTATATCTGACAAACAATGCTCGTGTGGTTGCAGTTGAGGGTCAAGTAAACCTTGATGACTTGCTGACTTCTACGGCTGGTGGTGTTATTCGTGCCAAGTCACAAGGTGCTGTTCAACAGTTAGTTGTTCAGAACGTGGCTAATCAGGCTTTCCCAATGCTTCAGTATCTGGACACAGTACAGTCTAAGCGTACTGGTGTATCTGATGCTTCACAGGGCTTAGACCCTGCTATCTTGCAAAATGTCACGGCAGCAGCAGTAGCTTCTATGCAACAAGCTGGCGCAGGTAAGATTGAACTGATGGCTCGAATCTTTGCTGAGACAGGCGTTAAGTCTTTGTTCCAAGGCATACTACATTTGTTATGTAAGTATCAGGACAAGGCTCGTATGGTTCGTATGCGTGGTGAGTTCGTAGAGTTTGACCCTAGAACATGGGCTAACCAATACGATGTGTCTATTAACGTTGGTCTTGGTGCAGGGAATCGACAAGAGCAGATGGCTATGTTGTCGATGGTTCTTGCTAAACAAGAGCAATTGATTGGTCAGTACGGCCCTGCTAATCCTTACGTTTCACCTGCTCAGTATCGTGGAACATTGGGACGCATGGTAGAGATTGCAGGGTTTAAAGACTCTGCTGAGTTCTACAAGGCAATTACGCCAGAGCAAGACCAAGCGTTGAGCAATCCGCCTCCACAGCAACAGCAGATGCCCCCAGAAGTACAGGCTTTGATGGCTAGGACTCAAGCTGAGATACAAGCCAACCAAGCTAAAGCACAAGCTGACTTGCAGATGCAACAACAACAGATGCAGATTGATATGCAGATGGCACAACAAAAGGCTGCTCTTGAAATGCAATTGATGCGTGAAAAAGAGATGGCTAAGTTGCAATTAGAGCGTGAGAAACAACAGGCTTACTTTGCTTTGAAGCAACAAGAGTTTGAAGCAGAAGCACAATTGAAAGCAATGAAAATTGGTGCTGGCATTACATCTAACGTAGAAATCAGAGGTTAATTATGGCATCTGTTGGATTGACTTATGCGCTGAATAACGGCAGCACTAAGGAACAATATTACAAACAAATCTTTGATGCGTTTGCAAATGCTCAGTCTGAAGGTTTGAGCGATGCCCAGATTGAAATTGGCATGAATCAATATGGAATTAGTGCCGATGACCTTGCACAAGCCACTGGAGTAACGCCAGAGAGTGTGCAGACCAGAATGGATGTTGCAACTCCTACAACGGCAGAAGATTTGGCTTATGAAAGAGCCGCACAAGAAGAATTGGCAACACGACAAGCACAAGAGGATTCCCGTCTTGCTTCATTGACTGCACCAGTAGAAACGCCAGTAACTGCGCCAGTAACAGTGCCAACAGGCTTATTAGAAACACCAATAACTACGCCAGTGGCAACTCCAATGGTTGCACCAGTAACTGCACCAGTTAGTTTATTGGAAACTCAATTAACTGCGCCAGTAGTAACAGCACCAGTAACAACAGGGTCAAATATGGCAACTTCATTAGCTCTTAATTACGCTCTAAATAATGGGATGACTCAAGCCCAATTTGACAAAAACATTTTTGATGCAGTGGTTGCCGCACAGAAAAACAATACAAGCCCTGCACTTTTGCGCATAGAAATGGACAGGCTTGGTATTACGTCAGAAGATGTGGCTCGTGCCACTGGCGTGACAACTCAGAGTGTGCAAGATATATACAATACGGCAGTCCCAACAACTCAAGCCGAATTAACTGCTAAAGCTGCGGCTGATGCAGACCTTTTGGCACGACAACGACAAGATGCTGCAAGACTTGCTACAGTAGTCACTCCCCCTGCTGTGGTAACTCCTCCTGTTGTGACACCTCCAGTAGTAGTTCCTCCAACAGTAATGCCAGCTACATTTGACCCTGCAAAGATTGCTCAACCAAATATAACGGCTGGTCAGATGCGTGAGTTGTTTCCTTCCTTTGCGGAATCTAAGCGTTTAGCAGGTGAGATGGTTGCTAATCGTCCGTCAACTTCTAGCATCATTAACATGATTCAAGGTGGTTCGCTTAATCCAACTACCAGACCAACAGCAACTGTAACTGCGCCTACTGAATTGATGGATGCTTGGAGTGCTGCTGAAAAATCTGGTAATTATGGTGATGTGGCAAATATGCTTAAAGGTTTGAATGTTAATGATTTGCGTAACTATGGCGCATCTGCTGCTGATATTGCTTACATTACATCTCGCCCACAAATAGCAGGTATGTTCCCGACAACTGCAACACCTTCACTAAATAATGTGTTGAGCATGATTTCTAAGTGAGAACAAAATGAACTATCAAGAACTGGTTAGTTTAGTTGGTGGAAACAATCCTCAGAGTGCTAGTTATGAGGACATTGTTTCTGGCATCCAAAGCCAGTATCGTCCACAGACAGAGTTTTTACCTACTCGTTCATTGTTAGATTCAATGGGTACATTAGTACCTGACCAACCTAGAATTGCTTATGGCTCATTGCTACAGGCACTACCTAAAACATTGCCTCCATCTATTAACTTAGGTGCATCTAGCATTAAAAACCCTAATGCGGCTGCTAGTGTAGATTCTGGCGTAATCAATCTAGGAAACTTAGATACAGGCAAGATTACTGGTAACACAGCTATTGATAACACTTTGGTTTATAACAATGACTTTACCAAAGATGTTTATGGAACTACAGGTGTAAATGCTAATGTTGACAGAGGTTTGTTTGGAACTAAAGTAACTGGTACTGACATAGCCAATGTTGCAGGGACAGTAGCACCGATAGCTGCTTTAGCGGGTAACTCAGACCTAGTTAAAACAGCTATTGCACTAAACCTTATTGGTTCTGCTGCTGATATTCGTACAGAAGCAGATGTTCTTAACTTGGGTACAAAAGTGGCAATGTTGGCAGCAGGGCCAGCAGGGAACATCATAGCCGCAGGGCTTGGTTTAGCTACTGATAACACCCCAATGACAGTTAATTCTTTGCTAAATTTGACTAACCCAACACTAGGGCTTGTCAACAGTATTTCTGGCAATCTAACTGGTTACAGTTTAGGTGACATTGTTAATGGTTTGATAAACGCACCAGAAGGCTCTGTTTCTGAATATGGTTTATTGGGTGCTGCTAATCTAGCTGGAACTGCTGACGCAAGCAGAAGAAGGGCGGGGGCTGCCTATGACAGCATGGATGCAAATACTTTAAGGGTGCTTGCTGAACTTGGTGACCAAGAAGCTATTGCCACAATGAACTCTATGTCTAGTGGTGGAACTTCTACCTTTAATCCAATAAATGACTTGGGTACTGCTAGAGGTAACAGTTACTTTAACTTGTTTACTCCAGTTGGCGGTGGTGGAAAACCAAACGTAGATTACTTTACAACTAGGGGCATCCTTGCAGAATAACGACAAAGCAGTTTTGGCTCAATGGGCTAAAAACTTATTAAATGATGACTTTTTCAAAGAAGTCATAGATAACTTGAAAAAAGAACAGATTAGTGTGATAATTAACACAAGTGCAGAAGAATGTGATAGGCGTGAAGATGCATATCGGCACATTAAGACTATTGAACTAATTACAGGACACCTAGAAGGTTTAGCCTCGGAAACTGTAATTAAAGAGAAGAAGTGGAAGATTCTGTAGGGTTTACCCTACCCTCCGTCCAGAAGGTTTCTGGCGATTATTGAGATGACAAATGGAAAACACCAACCCAACAGGGAGTGAAAGCCTAGATGTAAACCAAGCCGCTTCAGCGTTTGAGGGCATGATGGGTGATTCTGAGGAAGCTGACAACAGCCAAGCCGAAGGTCAACCAGAAGACCAACAAGAGACTGATGAAGTTGAGTATTCTGAAGAAGAAGAACAGCCCAAGCCTAGATATAAAGTCAAGGCATCTGGTGAGGAAGTCGAAGTAGAACTAGACGAACTTATCAAGGGTTATCAACAAGGTACGGACTACACTAAAAAGTCTCAGGCTCTAGCTGAACAACGTAAGGCGATTGAAGCTGAACGTAGTCATTTAGAGTATGTAAAACAAGAGCGACAGGCATACGCCCAGAAGTTGCAAGCGTTGGATAGCTTCCTTACGCAGCAAAATCAGGGTGTGGACTTAGAAGTTTTAAAGGAAACAGACCCTATCGGTTATGCGGTAGCGGTAGCTGAACAGAGTCAGCGTGAAAAGCAGTTAGCAGTAGTCAGGAATGAACAGCAACGAATTGCCCAACAGCAACAATCCGAGCAACAAGCCTCTCTGCAAAACCATCTCCGTCAAGAATCTGAGAAGCTAGTTAGTCTGATTCCTGAGTTAGCGACACCACAGGGTGATGCGGTTCGGAAACAAATCCGTGACTATGCGAAGTCTGTAGGCTGGTCTGACCAAGAACTCAGTTCCGTGTATGACAGTCGTGCTGTGCATACCTTGTATAAGGCAATGAAGTATGAGCAACTTCAAAAGAGCAAACCAGAGTTGAATAAAAAACTCCAGTCTGCCCCTAAGATGATGCGTTCTGGTACTTCAGTTCCTCAAGCTAGGTCTTCACAAGATAAACAGGTTATGCAGAGGTTGCGTGAAACTGGAAAAGTTACTGACGCTGCCAAAGCATTTGAACGATTCTTTTAAATTTTGGAGTATTAAATTATGGCTACCTATCAAACATATACCGCAATCGGTATGCGTGAAGACCTCTCTGACGTTATCTATAACATCAGCCCCACAGACACACCTTTTATGTCTTCTATTGGCAAGACTAAAGCTACTGCTGTTTTGCACGAGTGGCAGACAGACAGCTTGGCTGCTGCAACTTTAGACAACTTCACAGTTGAGGGTGCAACAGCATCTGACGCTACTATGTCTCCAACAACTCGTGTTGGCAACCGCACTCAGATTGCACAGAAAACTATCAAGATTTCTGGCACTTTGCAGTCAGTTGACAAAGCTGGTCGTAAGTCTGAAAAGGCTTATCAGTTGGCTAAGGCTTCTAGCGAAATCAAGCGTGACATGGAGACAACCCTGTTGAGCAACCAAGTTGCTGCTAACGGCAATTCTTCTACTGCTCGTAAATTGGGTGGTCTGCAAGCATGGTTGAACTCTAACTATGATGGCGGTACTTCTGGCGTGGCTGGTGACTTGGGTACGACTGCTCGTACAAACGGCACAAACCGCACTTTCACAGAAGATATCTTGAAGACTGTTATCCGTGAAGTTTACGCTTCTGGTGGCAATCCTAAAGTGTTGATGGTCAACCCTGCACACAAGCAATTGGTATCTGCTTTTGCTGGTATCGCTGCACAGCGTTTCATGGCCCCATCAAACACACCTACCACAATCGTGGCTGCTGCTGATGTGTACATGAGCGATTTCGGTACAGTTTCTGTTGTGCCTAACCGCTTCATGACTTCTACAAACTCATGTGATGATGTTGCATTTATTGTTGACCCAGACATGGCTGCTATCGCTTACTTGCGTCCTTTCCAGACCAATGAGTTGGCTGTAACTGGCGACAATGAGTCCACACAGTTGTTGGCTGAGTACACCTTGGAAGTTAAAAACCAAGCTGCTCACGGCATTTTGGCTGACTTGACACCTTAATCTAAGGTAACCCAAAAAATGCCTCAGACTTAAACCTCTGGGGCATTTTCTTTTCTAGTCAAACTGATAGAATTGCACTATGGAAAACATTAGACAAACTGCTGTTCATGCCGATGGTCAAGGTGGCATCGTTATTCAGACTCGTCAGGACGTTACTGACATTGTTGAGCAGAATAAAAAAGAATATAACTTGTATGACGAGAGAGCAAGATGGTCTGACCAATTGTTTGGCAATAAAGTTGCGTCTATTCCTTTGACAGTCATTGATGACTTGAACAAACAAGGAATCATGCGTGGTTATGCTGTTCTTGATGACAAGCGTTTTGCTGCTTGGTTAAATGACCCAATGAATCGTGCATGGCGCACTAGGACAGGAGTTGTATGAGTTTTGCTACCTACTCTGATTTACAGACTTCAATAGCTAATTATTTGGCTAGGTCTGACCTGACAAGCATCATTCCAGACTTCATTACTTTGGCTGAGAATCGTTTGCGTAGAGAACTGCGTATTCGTCAGATGCTCAAGTCTGTAACAACTAGCACAGTCTCTGGTGATGCAACTGTAGAACTACCTAGCGACTTCCTAGAGATTCGTGACTTTGTTGTGATGACTAACCCAATTCAACCATTGAGTTACTCTAGTCCATCATCGTTATCTAATGACTTGAGAACATCAGAAGTTGGTGTTCCTTTGTCTTACACAATTCTTGCTAGTGAGTTTCAATTAGCACCTGCACCTGATGGCATCTACACATTAAAGATGCTCTACTTTGCTGCGCCTCCATACCTGTCAAGTAGTAATGCTTCTAATGTATTTCTAAATGTTGCACCTGATGGTTTGCTGTATGGCGCATTGGTTGAAGCAGAGCCTTATCTAATGAACGATGCTCGAATCAATACATGGGGTTCTATGTATGACAGGGCAATCACATCTCTCACCAAGTCTGATGAAGAAGGTCAATACTCTGGTGTTCCGTTAGCAATGAAATTAACTGCAAGGTGAAAATATGGCTGAAATGTCCAACTACTTAGAAAATGCTCTTATCAATGTTACGTTGAGAGCAACTAGCTACACAGCACCTACGACTGTGTACTTAGCACTTTATACAACTGACCCAACTGACGCTGACACAGGTACAGAAGTATCTGGAACTAGCTATGCTCGTCAGTCAATTACATTTGGTGCGCCTAGCAATGGTGCAACTACCAACTCTGCTGCTATTGAGTTTCCTCAAGCTGGTGGCTCATGGGGTACTGTTGCCTATGTTGGTATCCGTGATGCTTCTACAGCAGGTAATCTGTTGTATCACACACCACTAGACGCATCTAAGACTATTGCAACTGGCGATGTGTTCCGCATTGCTGTTGGTTCATTGAGCGTTACTTTGGCGTGAGATGGCTGACTTACTGCCTCCGTGGACGATTGACTCGCTAGACCAATTAAAGTCTAGCATTGATGACTTAACACTCACACTCGATAGTCCACTTTATGAAACCTCTGTAACCCTATGGGATGCCTATGGGTCTGTAACTGCGTCTGCAAGCGTTATAGCCGATGGTACGAGGGTTCAGTTTGGTTCTGGGGCGGTAAACGGCACAGCAACTTTTACAGCAGATGCAGTAAGGGTTCAATACGCTAGTGCAAGCATTGAATGTTCTGCTGGTGCTTCATGTGAAGGCATTAGGGTACAGAACGCTACAGTTGGAATAGACGCAGTAGCAATCGTTATCTGCGATGCTATCCGTGTTCAGTTTGCTAGTGCAAGCGTTACCTGTAGTGCTGATGTAACTGCTGTTGGTGGCATCATCAAGGATGGCGTAGCCTCCGTTACTTGCGTAGCTTTAGTTGTCGCAAATGGCGGTATTGTCGCTGAAGGTGTCGCAAGTGTTACTGGTAGTGCAACAGTAAGCGCAACAAGTATTCGTGTTCAAAATGCTGTTGGCAACATAAATGCTACAGCGACAGTAACGGCTGAAGCAATCAGGGTTAGAGATTCTGTAGCAAGCGTTACAGGTAATGCTAATGTTGTCGCTAGTGCGTCTGCAATATATGCAGGGGCAGCCTCGGTATCAGGTCTAGCAACGATTGTGGCTAAAGGCGTTATTCTTGGTGATAACTGGACTCCTGTTGTCGTAGATGACAACACTTGGACACCAGTTTCTACTGATAGCAATACATGGACTGCTGTTTCTGGCGACACAAACACATGGACTCCAGTTGCTGCTAACGACAACGATTGGACAACTCAGGCTCAAGGAAGTAATACATGGCTACGACAAAACTAACTTTCGGTGAGTGGATGCCTGACCAGCCTAGCGTATCAGGTGCGTTGACTGACGCTAAGAACGTGGTTTCTCAGGCTATCGGGTATGGCCCTTTTCCCACTCCTGTGACGTTCTCAACAAGTAACGCTGCTGAAGACTTAACTTCTCTTTATGCTGCCAAGCAACCCAATGGTGATACTGCTTTGTTTGCTGCTGGTTCAACTAAGATTTATACAGTAAGTGGTGTAGGTGTTATCAATCAGGTTAAAACTGGCATGACAACTGGTGCTAATGATAGGGTTCGTTTTACTCAGTTTGGTAAAACTGTAATCACTACAAACAATGCTGAGAAACTCCAAGCATGGACGCTAGGAACATCTACATCGTTTGCTGACTTATCTGCTAGTGCGCCTATTGCTAAGTTTATTACTGTGGTGCGTGATTTTGTCGTGTGTGCAAATACGCTAGAAACGACACAACAGCAGTATCGTGTACGTTGGTCAGCATTAAATAACGAGACAGATTGGGTTGAGGATGTAAACACACAGTCTGATTATCAGGACATTCCTGATGGTGGACAGATTGTAGGAATCCGTGGTGGTGAGTTTGGTCTTGTTCTTTTGGAAAGAGCCATTCACCGAATGACCTATGTAGGTACTCCGTTTATTTTCCAGTTTGACAACATCTCTCGTGGTAAGGGCTGCATGGCTTCTGGCTCTATTGCTCAGTACCAAGGTGTTACTTTCTTCTTGTCTGACGATGGCTTTTATATGTGTGATGGACAGAACGTCACGGCTATTGGCGCAGAAAAGATAGATAGATTTTTCTTACAAGACGCTTCTGAATCTGATTTCAAAACCATGTCTGCTGCTGTTGACCCTATCCGCAAACTTGTAATCTGGAATTACAAAACTGTTAACGGAAACAGAAGCGTACTGATTTATAACTTTAAGACCCAGAAGTGGACTTATGGGGATGCAGGGACTGACTTCTTGTCTGAAGCCTCTACCTCGTCTGTAACGCTTGAGCAGTTGGACAGTCTTTCTGCTTCTATTGATGCCTTAACCACAAGTTTAGACTCACAGTTGTTTATTGGTGGTAAGTATTTCTTAGGTGGCACTTTAGCCACTCGTGTGATGAGTTTTACAGGTGCTAACCAAACAGCCGTGATTTCTACTGGAGACTTGGATATTGGTGCTAACTCAGTAGTAACCCTAGCTAGACCTATTGTTGATAATGGCTCTGCAACTGTGGCTATTGCTTCTCGTACCCTGTTAAACCAAGGTGTGAATTTTAATACTGCGGTAGCGGCTAGTTCAGAGAATCGTGTACCACTTAGAAGTGCAGGTAGATACCACAGGCTAAAAGTGACTCCGACAGGTGATAACTGGAATAACGCTATCTCCGTGGATGTGGATGTAACACCACAAGGGGTTCGCTGATGTTTAGAAGCCTACCTGCATTTGGTGGTGACCAGAGGGCTGTGGCTGAAGTAGTCCGTGGCATCATGGACGGAAAGACCAATAACACAGGGACTTTGACTCTGGCAACAGGTGGGGCTTTAACTACCACTCTGACAGACCGAAGGATAGGCCCAGATAGCGTAATCCTATTTGTCCCTATCTCTAGTGCTTCTTTTGCTGATTCTGCGCCTTATGGGGCTTTTCAAGACTCTACAGACCAGACTGCTGCTAGTACGACTGATGCTTACGCCATTACTTTTGATACTACTGATTACTCTAATGGAGTAACTTTATCCAATAGTTCTAGGTTAAATGTAAAAAACGCAGGACTCTACAACTTACAGTTTTCCATTCAGTTTAAGAACACCACAAGCGATGGTCAAGATGTGGATGTTTGGTTTCGTAAGAATGGAACAAATATCGCAAACTCAAACAGTAGATTTCACCCTCCTCCAAGGAAAGGTTCTGGTGACCCAAGTCATATCATTGCTGCATTGAATTTCTTTATTGACATGGCTGCTAATGATTATGTTGAGATTGTGTGGAGAACTGAAAATACTGGCGTAAGTATTGAGCATTTTGGGACAAGCACAAGCCCGACAAGACCTGCTGTGCCATCAGTCATAGCTACTATGAATTTAGTAGGCGGTGGTGCTACTTTTAATGGTATTTACGCTAGTTCCCAAGGACAGGGAACAGCTACGATTACCCACTTTGCCAATTCAAATGCAAATAAGACGTATAGATATGCAATTATTGGTTGATTTTGATTATTTATGTATAATGTATTCCGTGGATGACCCATCTCGGAATCCGAACTTTTAGGAGTAAAGATGGCTACTACTACCACATCCACAGTCGCACCAGAAATTGCACCATATCTGACGTATGGTTTGCAACAGGCATCTGGTCTATATCAAGGCGGTGGCCCACAATACTACACAGGCGAAACCTTTGTAGCACCTTCCCAGACTACACAAGCTGGCGTTCAAGCCTTAGAGACTCGTGCTTTAGCAGGTAACCCTTTAACTGGACTTGCTCAACAACAATTACAAGGTACTTTAGGCGGTGCTTATCTGGGTGGTAATCCATTCTTTCAAGGTGCATTTGCGCCAGCAGCACAAGCGGCTCAGACTCAGTTTCAAAGCACATTAGGCGACATTGCATCTAAGTCTAGCCTAGCAGGTCGTTATGGTTCTGGTGCTATGGGTAACCTACAAGATAGGGCTTCTGGTCAGTATGCTCAAGCATTGACTAACACAGCAGGTCAACTGGCTTACCAGAACTATGAAGCAGAGCGTCAGCGTCAGCAACAGGCTATTGGTGCTGCGCCTCAGTTGGCTCAAGCTGATTACCAAGACATTAACCAGTTGTTGCAAGCTGGTCAGTTGCGTGAAGGTTATACAGGTCAACAGTTGGGTGCTGATATTCAGCGTTTCAACTTCTTGCAAAACCAACCACAACAGAACTTGCAAAACTATATGTCATTGGTGTATGGCAACCCATTAGGACGAGTTGGTTCTACTACTGCCGCTGGCTCTGCTGATACTTCTACCTTGCAGAAGGTATTAGGTACGGCTGCTACTGCGGCTGGTGTTTATAAGAATTTGGGTTCACCTAATCTAAGTTATATAAATCCATTTAGTTCAAGTTTTCTTGGTGGTGCTTTTAGTTCTGCGCCTAACATGGGAACTATTAACACTAATATGCAACCATTTGGTCAACAATCCTACAATGGCATCGTTTACGATTGATAAATTATGGCTGGACTATTAGACATTTTTGGAACTAGCGGTGCAGACACAATGGGTCTGCTTGGTATGTCACAAGCTGACATTGCTCGTAATCGTGACGATGCACAAGCACAAGCCTTGTATGCCCTAGCAGGGCGTTTATTCCAAGGCGGTAACACAGGTCAGTCTATTGCTGAAGGCTTGCAACTTGGTCAGAGAGCCTATAAGGGCGGTATGAACGAGGCTATGCAAAGCCAGTTGCAGAATGTTCAATTGCAAGATATGTTGCGTAAGCGTAAAGAAGATGAAGCAAGGCGTGAGCAAGAAAAACAAATGCGTTTACTTGCACCACAAATCTTTACCACTACAACTACGCCAGAACAAGTTACTTACGAAGGCGTACCAAGCCAATTCCCTGCTCGTGATGATGAAGGTAACTTAATGCCAAACATGGCTGTAAGACCTGCTCAGACTACACGCTCTGTTGACACCAATAAGCTACAAGCCTTGGCTATGTTGTCTCCTGACCCATTAACATCTTTAGCAAGCATGGCTAAACTTGTTCCTGACTTGCGTAAAGCAGGATTTATTGGTGCTAGTCAACAAGAAGATAACCCATTTGCTGTTTATTTGGCAGACCCTAATTTGCCAGCTAGCCTTAAACCAATTGTTCAGCAATATTCAAAAACTTGGCAGAATTTAGACCCTGCTGTTGTTGATACTCGTGTTGCACAAGTTGGTCAAATGATACAAAAGCAAGCAGATTTCCAACAAGTTCAAACACAAGTTAAGGCTCAACAAGATACTTTAAATGCTTTTAAACAGCAAGGTCTTACACAAAGTGCTGAAGCTAAAGCATTGACAGCAAGCATTGCACTTGGTAATCAACAAATTGCTCGTATGCTTGCAGAGCAAAAACTTGATGCTGCTAAGAATAAACCTTTGCCAGCAAGTTTACAGAAATCCGAAGACGAAGATTTGCAAGCTATCAATAGCTACAAAGCTACACAGAAAGAGTTGTTCTCTCCAATTAAAGCATTGACTCCAGACCCTGTTACTAAGAAATCAATGTTGGTGCTTGGCCCTGTCCAGAACTTGCGCTACGAAGCGGCTAACTTAACTGGTGACTCAACTGAAGCAAGTCGTGCTTATGCAGATTTGCAATCATCAGTCAAAAATGCAGTTAACTTAAAAGTTAGTGCAGAAAAAGGCGTACAGACAGATAAGGATGTATTGCGTTTTGCTAATGCTTTGATTGCTGCATCTGGTAAGAATGACACTAAAGCAACATTGGAAGCATTGAATAAATTTAATGAATCAATTGCTACTGCACAAGAAAATACAGTAAAACTTATTGACCAGCGCAGAAGGTCTCAGGGTGTATCTCCTTTATTTGGTGATACAGGTAGAAATGTTAATGTGAACTACTAATATGCCATATTCCATTACTACAAAAGACGGAATTACGATTCCAGACATTCCTGATGATGTTGCACCAGATGCACCAGAATTAAAGGCAATGGTTGATAGAATTCGTGCAGGTCAAAAGCCTACTGAAAAGCCTATGGCTTCTGCTCAACCACAACTATCTGCTGCTGATGTAGCGGTTAGTGCTGTAAAGAACTTTCCTAGTTCTGTTGGCTCAATGCTTGGTGATATATATCAAGCGGTATCTAGCCCTGTTCAAACAACTAAAGCAGTTTTAGACCTTGGTGCTGGCATATTGCAAAACGCATTGCCAGAGCGTTTAGTTCAAGCTGTAGGTGAAGACAAAGCTAGTCGTGATTTAGCGGCTAAAGTTGGTCAGCACTATGTAGAGCGTTATGGTAGCGTAGAAGGTGCTAAACGAGCATTGGCTACTGACCCTGCTGGAGTTATGGCTGACCTATCTACTGTCCTTACAGGCGGTGCTATGTTGCCTACTAGGGCTGCTCCTGCATTGGCTACTGCTGCTCGTGCTGTTGACCCTTTGATGTTAGCTGCTCGTACTACTGGAAAAACACTTGATGTTTTGGGTGGTGCTACTAAGGCTGGTCTTGGGTTGCAAACTGGCGTAGGTTCAGAGGCTATTGGTCAGGCTTACCAAGCTGGTAAAACTGGCGGTGAAATGTCTGACTTGTTTAAGGCTAACTTGCGTGGTGAAGTACCACAATTAGAAGTTCTTGATGCTGCCAAACAAAACTTAGCTGAAATGGCTATTGAAAGACAGCGCATTTATCGTGAAGGCATGAAGAACATTAAGGGCGATAAAACAATCCTTTCGCTTACTGGTGTAGATAACGCTGTTAAGCAAGCCTTAAATAAGATTACTTTTAAAGGTCAAGTTAAGAATGAAGTTGCTTTTGAAAGATTATCAGAAGCACAAGCTAAAGTAGATGCTTGGAAAAAACTAGACCCTGTTCAGTTTCATACGCCAGAAGGCTTAGATGCTTTAAAACAGCAGATTGGCGATATTCTTGAGAAGATTCCTTACGAGCAAAAGACTGCTTTAAATTCAGTCAATGAAGTCTATAACGGAATTAAGTCTGAGATTGTTAAACAAGCACCAACTTATTCAAAAACAATGAAGTCGTATTCTGATGCAACAGATACGATTCGTGAGATTGAAAAGGCTTTGTCTCTTAACAATAAAGCATCAGCAGATACAGCAATGCGTAAGTTGCAGTCTTTGATGCGTAACAATGTTAATACAAACTATGGTCAACGATTAAATCTTGCTAGAGAACTTGAGCAAGCTGGTGGCAGACAAATGATGCCAGCATTGGCAGGTCAAGCACTTTCTGAGTGGACTCCAAGAGGCTTGCAAAGGGCTACATCTATTCCTACTGCGTTTTTAGCGCAAGGTGTTGGTGGATTGCCACTTGCAGGTGCTTCATTGGCTACTTCATCTCCTCGTTTGATGGGTGAGGCTGCTTTTGGTGCAGGTCGTGTCGCTAAAGGTTTGCTTGACGTACAGAACAGGATGCCAGATATAGACTATCCCACAATGTTCAATTTGCTTTATCAAGCTGAACAACCAAGAAAAATTGACCTGCGTGGTCTAGCTATTCCCGACTAAGGATTTATATGCCAAAAACAAAGATTAGTGAATTTAGCGCAACCCCTGCTAATAACACAGACATAGATTCTATTAACATTGCAGAGGGCTGTGCGCCTTCTGGTATTAACGATGCTATCCGTGAGTTAATGGCTCAACTGAAGGACTTTCAGACAGGTGCTGTTGGCGACTCGTTTAACGGGCCTATCGGTACATCTACGGCTGCTGCTGGTGCGTTTACCACTCTGTCAGCATCTAGCACGACTACTCTGTCTGGTTTAACAGCCTCGACTGCTTTAGCGTTAGATGCCAGTAAGAACGTAGTCTCTGTAACAAATACAGGAACTGGTAGCAACGTACTGGCTACATCTCCTACCCTAGTAACCCCTATCCTTGGAACACCCACTAGCGCAACTTTAACGAACGCTACAGGTCTTCCTATTGCTACAGGTGTATCAGGTCTAGGAACTGGTGTAGCAACCTTTCTAGCCACTCCTAGTTCAGCTAATCTACGTTCTGCCTTAACAGACGAAACAGGAACAGGCTCTGCTGTCTTTGCGACTTCTCCGACTTTGGTGACTCCCGCACTTGGTACTCCATCTAGTGCTGTTTTGACTAACGCAACTGGCTTACCTAATGCGGGTTTGGTAAATAGTTCTATCACCATTGGTGGTACTGCCATTGCATTGGGTGCTTCATCTAATGCGCTTGCTAATGACATTACTGTTAATGGCGTAAATGTCGGCAAAGGTGGTGGTTCGGGTTTATACAACACGTTAGCTGGTTCGGGGGCTATGTCCTCTTTAACAACTGGGGCACAGAATTCGGCTTTTGGAACAAGCGCAGTAACATCTACAAATTCAGGCTCAAACAACGTAGGTTTTGGTAGAGCAACTTTACTGTTAAACACATCAGGAAGTGCTAATACCGCGATTGGAACGGATGCGCTTTTCAATAATTTAACCGCTAGTAACAATACTGCTGTAGGTTATCAGGCGGGGTACTCAAATCAAACAGGTACATCAAATGTTTTGCTTGGAAAAGGCTCAGGATATACAAATATTTCTGGCAATAATAACGTCTACATTGGGGCAGGTAAAGTTGGCTTTCAAGACCCTGCTGGCTTTGTAGCAACAGGTTCAAACAATACGTTTGTTGGCGGGGCGGCTGGTGCAACAGTATTAACAGGTTCAGCAAACACCATCATTGGTCAGTACAACGGCAACCAAGGTGGCCTAAACATTACCACAGCAAGCAACTACATCGTGCTGTCTGATGGGGATGGGAATCCACTTATCTCAACTAATAGCACAAGGTCTGTTGCGCTTAATGGCGCAGTCCCACAAACAGGCACAGGCATCACATTCCCCGCAACTCAATCAGCATCATCAGACGCTAAAACTTTGGATGACTATGAGGAGGGGACTTGGACACCGACACTTTCTTTTGGTGGTGGTAGTGCGGGAATTGTCTATTCAGTTAATTCAGGGACTTATACAAAAATTGGCAATTTAGTTACAGGTCGATTTATTATTGGGTTATCTAGTAAAGGTTCTTCGGGCGGTAATGCTGTTATTGGAGGATTGCCTTTTACTCTTGGAAGTGCTCTTGGAGTTGCAGTAACAGAACTTGCGTCTAACTTTACATTAAGCCCTCCAACAAATGGATGGCCTCAAGACGTTACAACAAACTTAAATCTTTGGGCAATGGGTGCAACTGGTATTGTTTACACAACAGACGCAAGTTTTGCTAACAATACCCGTTTGGATATGTGGTTTCAATACTTTATTGTTTAAGGAAAAATTATGTCAACATTTACAGAAAAAACTTCTATCTCTGAATTTAACATTCAGTCTAATGGTTGCATTGGTGTTCGCAAAACTACCGATGTGCTAAAAGATGGCATTGTCATTTCATCAACCTACTGGCGATGTGTTTTAGTGCCAAATGACACACAAGCGTCAACAGTATTGGATGAGTCTTATTACTCAACACTTGCTCAAGCGGCTTGGACTGCTGAAGTGGTAGCGGCTTATCAAGCGGCTCAAGCAGAAAGAGAAACAACATGACTAAAGATGAAGCCTTACAACTTGCGCTAGAAGCCTTTGAAAAAATGGCATCTTGGAGAGATGGTGAAGTTGGAAGCCATATGGATGAACCTTATGCCGCTGAAATTTCAAGAAACGCTATTACCGCTATTAAACAAGCATTAAACACAGAGGAAACAATATGACTACTACTTGGACTATCTCGACACTTGAGCGTGAAACCTCAAACGGCTTTGTAAAAACCTGTCATTGGCAAGCCACAGCAGTAGATGGAGACTACACAGCCTCTATTTACTCAACCTGCTCATGGGCTGATGGCACACCAACGATTGCCTATGCAGACCTGACACAAGCCACAGTGCTTGGTTGGGTGTGGGCAAATGGTGTTGATAAACAAGCCACTGAAGATGCTCTGGCGGCTAATATTGCTTTGCAGAAGAATCCTGTTACTGCTACTGGTACGCCTTGGGCAACTGAATAAGTTAACAGGAAGCCACTACCTGAATTTAGTGGCACATTAGGAGAAACACATGGGCAACAACACAAAAAACCCTGTGACGATTGATGGAGTTGAGTACATCTTTGAGGACATGACACCTGAACAGCAAACCCTGCTGAATCATGTGGTTGACTTGGAGAGGAAACTTAATTCTGCTAAATTCAATGTTGACCAGCTTCAAGTTGGTAGAGATGCTTTCTTTACGATGCTAAAGAAGTCCCTTGAAACTGTTACGGATGTAACACCGAAAGAGTAATCATGGAAGACCAAGTAACCCATTCGCAAATCTACGAGAGACTGCTTGCAGTTGAATCTAAGGTAGATGAGATAGACAAGAATACAAAAGGTCTTGTAGAGGCTATACACGCCTTGGATGGGGCTTTTAAGGTCTTGGGATGGGTTGCTTCTGCTGCTAAACCTATTCTGTGGGTAGCAGGTTTAGTTATGGCGGCTGGTGCTGTTTGGCAGACTTGGATTAAAAAATGATGGATTGGCTAGAAGCTATTGTGGCTCTAGCCTTTCTTTTTTGTTTTGTCATGTTCTGTGGTCATGTCATTCTTTGGGCGATGCCGTGAGATGGCTAATAATGCTTTCAATACTTTTTACATTGGTAGCATCTAGCAAAGATAAAACTGAATATCGTTGTGTCAGATGGGCATGGACAGGCGATGTTTACAACCGAAAAGTTGTGTGTCTTGAATGGCAAAAGGTAGATAAGAGATGATAGACCCTCTAACAGCCCTAGCAGGGATACAAAATGCTATTTCGATGGTCAAGAAGGCGAGTAAGGTTGCCAATGACCTAGGCTCTCTTGCGCCCATGATTGGCAAGATGTTTGATGCCAAGTCAACTGCTACTAAAGCATTGATTGATGCTAAGAAAAGCAAAGGCTCAAACATGGGGACTGCTCTCCAGATTGAGATGGCTCTTGAACAAGCTAGAGCATTTGAGGAAGAACTAAAGATGCTCTTTATGACCACAGGTAAGGTGGACGTTTGGAACAAGATTAAGGCTCGTCAAGACCAGATGGACATAGATGATGCCAGAGAACTTAGGGCTTTAGAGAGAGCAGAGAAGAAGGCTAAAGAAAAAGAGCAAGAGATGAATGAGTTAGCCATCATCATTGGTGGCACATTCTTTGTTTTGTTCTTGGTGTTTGTCGGTATATACGAGCTTATGGATTTTTGTGAGACCACTAAAAGGTGTGGGCGGTGAATGAGTACCAAAAGACCTTTGACCTTTGCCTAAAGATATTTGTCTATGGGGTAGTGGCTTTATGGTTTCTAGGTTTCCTAAAGTTTCTCCCTGACGATTTGTCAGACAAGATTGTTAATCTCTTACTTGGAAAGATTGGACTGTAATGCTATCTCTATTTTCTACACTTGGTGGTTTGCTAATTTCTGGCTTACCAAAACTCCTAGATTTCTTTCAGAACAAAGATGACCAAAAGCATGAACTTGCTTTGGCTAGGGTGCAAGTAGAACTACAACTACAGATGATGGCTCAAGGCTTTAAGGCTCAAGAGCGCATGGAGGAGATACGCACAGACCAGATTGCCATGCAGACAGATGCCCAGATGACAGAAGCTGCTCTCAAGCATGATGAGAAAATCATGGAGAAAGCAAGCACTTGGGTGGTCAACTTTGTGGGTACTGTAAGACCTATCGTTACCTACATCTTTATCTTTGAGTTGTGTGCAATTAACGCATGGATTGCCTATTACGTTTACTCAAGACCTAGCTTAGTGACAAACATGGATGACTTAATCCGAGTTACTGACATTATTTTCTCTAGCGATGAAATGGCTATGCTTGGAGGGATTATCGGTTTCTGGTTTGGCTCACGTTCATGGGCTAAGAAATGAAAATCAGCGAAAAGGGCGAACACTTGATGCACTTCTTTGAAGGCTATAGGAACAAGCCTTATCGGTGCAGTGCGGCTATCTGGACAGTTGGGTGGGGTCACGCTATGTACGCTGACCAACTTAACCTACCCAACGTTCGTAAAGAGGGTTATACAGGGCTTATCAGGTCTGACTACCAACTCAAAGGGGAAGACAATCGTGTTTGGTCTAAAGATGAATTGGTCAACTTATTCAAGGTTGATATCGACACTTTTGAACGTGGTGTTCTTCGACTTTCTCCTACTCTTGCTAATCATCAAAGCAAATTCGACGCTGTTGTCTCTTTTGCGTACAACGCAGGGTTAGGCAACTACCAAAGGTCAACCATTCGCATGAAGGTTAACAGGGGTGATTGGGAGGGTGCTGCCGAGGCTTTTATGTCGTGGACTAAAGCAGGTGGCAAGGAAGTGGCAGGGCTTGTCAAAAGACGCAAAGCTGAAGTGGCTTTGTTTTTAAACTAAATTGTAACAATTCTGCTATAAGGTGTTGAAATGACTAACATTCCTACACCAGAGGACGCAAAACTCTTTGCACATAGTGTCAGAAAGTGGCAACAAGTGCTAAGTCTTGGGGATTGGAGAATAGAGAAGGGAAGCAAGCCAGCAAAACAGGCTATGGCTTCTGTTGAGTTTAATTCCTCTGCTCGATTGGCTACTTACAGACTAGGTGATTTTGGTGCTGAAAAGATAACACCTGAGAGCCTAGATAGAACTGCACTACATGAGTTACTTCATATATTTCTATATGACTTGATGTGTGTGGCAACAGACCCTAAGTCTTCTGATGAGGAAATAGAGATGCAAGAACATAGAGTTATTAACTTGCTAGAAAACTTACTCTCTAAGGATTCCAATGGGCGCACATAACGAGACTTGTACGGATATGGAGTTCATCCAGTTATGGGGTCAACTTCAATCTGCGACAAAAATAGCTGAACATCTTGGGATACACAATAGGGCGGTTCATCTACGCAGAAGGTGGATTGAAAAACAATACAACATGGCACTTAGTGCTAAAGACCATCGTGGTGCTTATTACGACAAAAACAGACCCAAGTCATTCTCTCCTTTAAAGCAGATAGAACTAGGCATATTGGACGGAACTGTGATTGTGTTCTCAGATGCTCACTTTATTCCTGCACAGCGTACAACAGCCTTTAAAGGGCTTCTATGGGCTATCCAAGAGTTCAAACCCAAAGCAGTGATATGCAATGGTGATGCGTTTGATGGGGCTTCCATATCAAGGCATGATGTAACTGACCAACCACAGACTTCTGTTATCCAAGAACTAAAGGCTTGTCAGGGTGCTCTAGGTGAAATTGAAGAAACCGCTAAAGCAGCTAGACACAATGTAAAGCTAGTGTTTACATGGGGTAATCACGATATTCGGTTTGGCAATCGTTTAGCCCAACACGCACCACAGTTTAAAGATGTTGTCGGGTTTAAGCTGACAGACCATATTCCAGATTGGGAGTTCTGTTGGGCGGTATGGCCTACCAACGATGTGATTATTAAGCACCGATACAAGGGTGGTGTTCACGCTACTCACAACAATACTGTTAATGCTGGTGTGAGCATAGTTACTGGACACTTGCATAGCCTAAAGGTAACGCCATTCTCTGACTACAATGGATGTAGATACGGGGTAGATACGGGGACTTTGGCTGAGACTGATGGCCCACAGTTTACCTATGCTGAGATAAACCCTAGTAACCATAGGTCAGGTTTTGCAGTGCTGAACTTCTTTAACGGAGAGTTGTTGCTTCCAGAGTTAGTTCAGAAGTTTGATGAAGACCAGATTCAATTCCGTGGTGAAGTTATTGATGTAGGTGCATTTTGAGTGCTTGGCTCATAATTCTGACAGGGGCTATCTATGCCTACATTGCTGGTGAGCAGCTATGGAAAGATAACCCGCACATGGCGATTGTCTATGCGGGTTACAGTTTCAGCAATTTGGGGCTTTACTTGCTTGCTAAATAAGTGGATATGATATAACATAGAGCCATTGGAGGCACTATGATTACTTATGAAGAAGCGCACGAATTGTTTGAATACTTACCTACAGGGCAACTTGTAAGGAAAGTTACAAGAAGCAATAATTCCAAAAAAGGTCAAATTGTTGGCTGCTTAACTCCCAATAAATACTATGTTGTACGCATAAATAAGAAGTTAATTGGGGTGCATCGTTTAATTTATTTTATGCACACAAAAGAATGGGCTAAAGAAGTTGACCATATTGATGGCAATCCTTCAAACAATAAGATTGAAAATCTAAGAAGTTGCACTCATAGAGAAAACATCCAGAATTCTCCTAATTTTTCACATAACACATCTGGAACTAAAGGTGTTAGTTGGCAATCAGATAGGAAAAAGTGGTATGCCTATTTAGTTATTGATGGGAAAATGAAAAGTCTTGGGAGACACGATGAGTATGAAGATGCAAAAGAAGCGGCTATAAATGCACGAAAACAAGCGTTTGGTGAATTTTATAGACCGCTTTAGCAACGTGGGTCTTTACCTGTTGGCAAAGTAGCTTACAAAGGCTCGTGAGCGTTTAAGGCAAAAGCTGGCGTTTCTTCTTCTTCTGTATCTTCATCTTCATCACAGTCAATAGCTTCATATTCAACTGCCCATCCGTTTTCTTCTTGGAACTCGATAAATTCTTGAATGATTTGAATCTTCTCAAAGTCATGGGTTTCAACTGTAATTTTCTCACTTCCTACCCAACCAAATTCCATTTCGAATTTCATAATGTTCTCCTAGCGCAACCGATTGTTGCAACCAAATCGTAGAACATTTTTATGTCAGAAACAAGACTCAGGTTTCTTTTTGGAAGACTCCGTTAGGCAAAAGAATACCCTTGCGATTCTTAATCTGGTCATACGCAATTTCCATACATTCTACTAAATTTATGTCTTGCAAAGCGCAATAATTGATAAGACAGACCATGACATCACCAACAGAATCAACAATAGCATCCTCGTCATTTTTAATCGTGGCATCTGCGAGTTCCCCCATCTCTGACATTGCTTTTAAAAGCTGAACTTCTGGTGTGCTGTTGGGAATAATTTTCCTAGCTTCAGACCATTGTATGATTTTTATTTCTATTGCTGCATAAGACATAACTATCCTTTCGAGTTTGCGAATTCGTACCACATGACGTAGAAGTCTTTGAGGAAATCAAGCCCCTCACCTACCTTTACGCATCGTCCTAGAACAACTTGGAACACATCTCCGACTTCAGTTTGTTCGTTGTCTGTGTTACCTATAATGACTAACACAGTAAATTTAGGAACTTGAGCAAAAGCCTTGAGTAGCAATTGCTGACCAGTAGCCATTTTTTCGTTAGGCTTCTTCCATTCTCCGATTAGGAAGTGTCCCTTTCTTTCGCAAATCATGTCTATGTTGCTAGGCAAGAAATGCGTATTTTCGGGAATCAACCCTCGGAAATCACGGAAGTCAGTATGGGTTGCATACTGATTTCTCATAGTGGTGAGGGTACTCATTGCTCGTCCGCAAGCTGGATAAGCCTTTGCACAACTTTCCCCTCGTAATCAGAACGGCACGTCATCGTCAAACGATGCTTTCTTGGGCTTATTTAAAGAAGCGTCAGCGTTCTTATTCTTGATAGACAGGGACATAAACTTCTGTCCATCCTTGCTTACTTTAAGCCAAGCAGATAGCCAGAATTCTACCCCATCTACATTTAGGCTGCCTTTGTAATCAGGAAACTTGGCATCGTCTTTCCTATCGTTCTTGAACAAACTTCCTCGGTTTGTATTGTCGTATTCCATATTAACCTTTCGCTTTCTTAATTGCGCTTCTTACATTACTTGGCATCAAGCCCCATAAAGCTACCTTCTGGTCAGCCTCTAGGTTCTCTTGTTCCAACCTTACCCAAGCTGCCTTGGGGTCTTTCTCACAAGTAGCAATCAATTCAACTGCTAACTCGTCAAGATACTTTAGTATTTCAATAGGTAACTCATCTCGGATACCTTGTGCTGGCGTAATAATTACGGCTTCTTTGATAGGCGCAGAGGAATCCAGAGCGTCATGCTCAACAATCTCCATAGCTGTAACCCATAGGTATCTTCTTGTGTACGTTTCTACAGCCCCTAGGTTTTGAATTGGATGGCAACCCTTTAGGTTAGCTTCTGCCATAGGCGATGTTATAACAATGCTAGTGTTATCGTCCGTATCTGTGATAGTAAGACTTGCTATCTCTGTATCGTAGGACACTACACCACACAAACCAACTTCATTAAAAATTTGGTTAATCGTGGGGATAAAGTCACCAAGTTCAAAGTAACTGTAGCCAGCAAACTTGTTGTGACCAGACTTCTTGAGTGGTGCGTTTTGCAACATGATTCGTGCTGCCATTAACTTCTTGTGTACCATTTTATTTTCCTTTGCTTAAATATTCTTCAATCATTGCTTCTTTGTCATCATCGTATAAATCCTCGAAAGGTACGAAGTGGTTTTCTCCACAGCATGAGCCAGATGTTTTAGGCTCAGTACAGTAGCAGCAGTAGTCACCATGCGATAAATCTTTGATTGCGTCTTGTCTTGTAATCATTGGATTCTTTCGATAGGCTTTGCTACAAGCCACTTGTCACCCAACTGGCGTACTGAGCGCACCCATTGCTTTTGATAACTTCTGATGACCTCTGGAGGGGCATCGTAGGTGCGGAACATCTTACGGACATGGGTTAGGTAGTGTGTGTTCATGCTGCTCTTGCTTTCAGCATTGCATCTGCCAATTTGTATGATTCTTTGGCTAACGCATCTTCTGGCATACCTCGCCAGTTTGCGTTTTCAACCAATCCTTGCATAGCTTTAGCCGCAAAGTAATCACGCAAGGTCATGCCTTCTTGTGGCTTGTGCATCCCATTTTGATGCGCTTCTGATGCTGGTCTTGGAAAAGCTGGTATGTTCATTAGCCTCTCCAAGCCAGTAGTACACCGATGCCGCCAAAGATAACGATGGCTAACACATACTCAACTAGCGTCTGAATAATCTTACTTTTCATCTTGATTTCCTTAAAAATACCCACTTACGTTTTGTTGTGGGCTGAGTGCAAGTATAGCAAAGAAAAACACTTTGTTTAAAATATTTTCACAAATAGTTTACTTTTATGAATTCTGTTGTTATGATGCAACCATGACTAAACAAGACCAAATCCAATTTGACCAAGAACTTATACAGGCTCTAGGTGGTACTTCTTATCTTTCTAAGAAGCTACAAATCTCTAAGCAAAGAGTGCATAACTGGATGACCAGAGGCATCCCTGCGTCAATCAAGTTAACTTACCCAAAACTTTTTTTGAACAAAAGGATTAAGAAATGAGTAAATTGTGCGCTGATTGCAATCAGGAAATTACTGGCAGAGAGCCAAGTGCTAGGTTTTGTTGGATATGTTCTAATTTAAGACCTAGAAAGAATGGGCAAGCACAAGCTGCGGCAGCAGTTAACAAGGCGGTAAGAAATGGTATTCTTGTGCCTGTAGCTACACTAACTTGTGTAGATTGTGGAAAACCTGCTCAATGCTATGAACACAGAGACTACAACAAACCACTAGAAGTTGAGCCTACTTGCAAGGGTTGTAATATCCGCAGAGGCCCAGCTATTCCATTAAAGAAAGAAGAAGTTACAGAATGACACAAGAAGCAGTTATCAGAGCATTACAAAACGGCCCACTTACATCCTACCAACTAGAAGACTTGACAGGCATACCAAGGCTGTCCATTGCTGCTTGTTGCACAAAGATGCGCTACAAGAAGAAACTAACAATTGCAAAAGTTAAGATGGGGCGGTCATGGGTTTCTCAGTACACCTTAGAGCCACACATGATTGAATCCACAAAAGCCGCCAATGATGAGCCTTACAACAAGCTAAATCCTTTTGACGTTAGAAACGCTCAAGGTATTTTTAGCAAAGCTGAGTATGCGGTAATGAACTCGCAAGCCAAAAGACTGCTTGGCAAATCTTTTTCACAAGATATTACAAACAATCAGTTTATCTAGTATAATTTTTTGAAACACGGCTAAGTACGAAGTCATGAGCGTACTGAAAAGAGTTAACCCTTCTCCTGCCGCAGTTTCTTTCAAAGGGTGTTTAAAAAGCGGCAATCATGCACTATTACCAGTTCCACATTGGTGACTATAAAAGTCACACGCACCATCTTTCTTTAATGGAGGATTTGGCTTACAGGCGGTTACTAGACTTCTACTTTCTGCATGAGCAACCCATAAAACACAGGGATATTGCTCGTCAGATAGGTATGCGTGAGCATGAAGAAGACGTAATGACTGTCCTCAATGAGTTCTTTATTTCCACAGCAGATGGCTTTGTTTCTCCTCGTGCAGACAAGGAAATTAAGCAATATAAAGAGTTTTCAGAAGCTGGAAAGCGTGGGGCTGCTAAGAGGTGGTCAACACCCCCAAATGGGGAGGCTATTAGCCCCCCTAATGCTACCCCAATAGCAACCATTAACCAAGAACCAATAACCACTAACCATAAACCAAAGAAAGATAGCGCAACTAGCGTTGCTTGTCCTCCAGATGTTTCACAGCAAATTTGGGATGATTGGGTAGCTTTGCGTAAAAGCAAAAAAGCACCGATTACACAAACTGTTTTTGATGGTGCTTTAGCCGAAGCTAACAAACTTGGTTGGACATTAGAAAAGTTTTTAGCTGAGTGGTGTACTCGTGGAAGTCAAGGATTGAAAGCTGAATGGATTGTTAAACAAAACCCTGCCGACAGAGTAAGGCTCACAGTTGCGCCATCAAATGAGCCTGACCCTGCACTTGAGAAAATTAAAGCTGATGCGAAAAAGGCTGCACCATTGCCAGACCATATTCGTCAGATTATGCAAAACATGAAAGGCAGGTCATGAATGAGTTGGCATTATTTGCGGGGGGGGGGGGAGGAATCCTTGCGGGACATTTGCTCGGATGGAGAACTGTGTGTGCCGTTGAA